TGTCAGCTAAAACAAAGTCGTTAAAATATGCCACCAAAATAACCCCGGCCGCTAAAACCAAGGCGACAAAATATGCGGTTATAACCACGCCGGAAGCGAAATCGGAAAGCTTAAAATACGCGGTAAAGACAACGCCCGCGGCAGTTGAATTGGAATTGAAATACGCGATTAAGACTACGCCGGCCGCCGGAACAAAAACGTTGGCATACAAAGTGAAAACGGAAGCTTCAAAAACAGAACCGTTGAAATATACGGTAAAAATAACGGCGGATCCAAAGACAAAAACGCTGACTTATTCAATATTGAGCCAGACCGCGCCGACCAAGCCGTTGAGATACGCGGTAAAAGCCCCGGCAATTCCGAAAACAAAGAGCCTGGCATATTTGATTTTGAATGTAAAAGCCAATACGGAGCAGTTGAAATACGCGGTAAAAACATCGCAATCAAAAACTAAATCGCTTAGATATACGATAAAAGCGGCGGTTTCGGCGATAGAAAGGGCCCTTAAATACGCTATTAGAAGCGAAAAACAGACCACCAAGGGGCTTTCATACGCAATAAGGACGCAAGAGCAGGCGACAAAGAGTTTGGCCTATTTAATAAGGAAAACCAGGCCGGCATTGGAAAAGGGTTTGACGTATGTTGTGGAATCATCTTTGCCGGTTGATATTCAGAAAGCGCTGAGATATGCAGTGAGGGGACAAGCGGCAAAAACAAAGACGCTTTCATATAAAATAACAACGAGCCAGGCACAGACGAAATCGCTGCATTATTGTTTGACCGGAGTGCCGATGTCGGTTTCAAAATCGCTGACATACGTGGTGAGAATATACCCATACAAAAAGAAAGTTTCGCCATACGGGAAAAAAACGAGCCCGTACAAAAAATTAAAATAAAAATGTTATACTAAAAATATGGCAAAAGGATACACGACAAGGCAGGAGGTAGAAAATTATTTATTGATCACAATTGATGCGTCTTTTTATGCGCAGATAACGGCTTGGATCGAAGCGGTGGAAGCATACATAGAAAAAGCCACTGACAGAATATTTGTCGCTGACACATTGGCATCGGCCAGGCTTTATGATGGAAACGGAAGCAGCGAGCTCATAGTTGATGACTCTATTCAAATAACAAAAATAGAAATAGGAAGCGACGATGACGGATGGACTGAAATGACCGAGTATTTCTTATACCCGGCGAACAGACTTCCGAAAAGGCGGATAAAATTAGATGGGGATATATTCACGTGCGGAAATCAAAATGTAAAGATCACCGCAAAATGGGGTTATGTTGCAACGGTCCCGGCTGATATAAAATTCGCGGCCACTGTTCTTCTTGCCGGAATAATAAACTTCTCAAATGACGCGGAGGGAGAGGTTGCATCGATGACGGTAGGCAGTTATTCGGTTTCTTATAAGGACAGAGAAGAAAAAGCAGATCTGGAAAGGGCGATGAAGATCCTGCAGTCATACAAAAAATATACATTCTAAAATGACGAACGCAAACCCGCTCTCAACGCAATTTAATAAGACCGTAAAGACACAGAGATTTGCCGTTATAACAGAATCGGGAGCAGATACGGACAAAGAGCAATACGAGGATTATATCCTTGATTTGGACTGCCATATACAGCCGATAGACGAATCGACCAACCAGGATATGGACGGAAACTTCGGGAAAGATTATCTGATGTTTTGCGAGACGGCCGACATTGAGGAAAACGACAGGATCATAGACGGGGCTGATGAGTATAGGGTAGTGGGAATAAAAAAGTTTAATTTTTTGGGCGAGGACAGGCACATGGAATTAAGGATAAGAAAATTCAATGGCTAAATTTAAGATAAAAATAGAGGGATTAGAACAGATGGCCGAGGCTGTAAAAGTCGCCCCGGCTCTTGTCGTTAAAGAACTTTCGGAAGCGACAAAAAGGTCAATCGGTTTGATTCAGGCATCGGCTAAAACAGAGGCGCCGTTTAATAAAGGATATGGTGGAGGAACTTTGAGGCAAAGAATACTCGCGCGCATGCTGACGAAGCTTAAGGGTTATCTGATAGCGGATGTTGACTATTCGGCGGCAGTCCATGAGGGAACCAGGCCGCATATTATAAGGGCAGTAAATAAAAAGGTGCTTGCCAACCAAAGAACCGGGCAGATATTCGGAAAAATAGTTAGACATCCGGGAACCAGGCCGAATCCGTTTTTTGATAGGGCGATAAAAAATAATATTGCGAAAATCCAAGACCTATTTTCAAATGCTATAATTAAGGTAATGAAAACTTTATAAAAATGGCAAAAACAATAAAAGACATAGAGATTTTATTAAAAGCGAAAATAGACGATTTGAAAATATCGGGGGTTAATGTTTTTGCGGAAACGCACGATCACGCCGAGGGCGATTTTACAAAATACCCGGCCGCATGCGTGGTATATACGGGAAGCCGCGGGCAGATCATAGACACACACAGAAATGAGAGAGTATTTTCTTTTGAAATAAGGATGTTCCAGGAGCAGAGCCAGGCCGGAAAAACAAAACAGCAGGCGCACGACCTCATGAGGGACGCGCTTGACGCTATCGTTGAAGCGTTTGATCATGACCAAAGCCTGGGCAACGAAGTTGAAACTGTCAAAGTGGTCGAGTTTGACGCGGATTTTGAGGTCAAGGCGGGGACATTCAATTTCGCGACCTTAAAGGTTGATTGTTTGGTTGTAGTAGAAAGCTATTAGTAATATACTTAAATAAAGCCCCGGAAAGTCGCGGGGCAAACAAAAAATAAAAATAAAAATATGAATAATTTCTTGGCAGATAAAAGTTTTTTGGTAATGAAGCCGCAGGGAGTGGCATCGGTTCCGGAGATCCCGGATATCTTTGCGCCATTGGTAAGCGAAAGCATAAGATTAAATCCTAATTTCACGGCCGACAGGCGCATGAAAGGTTTGGATTGGAAATCGGACGAATTGCTTAAAGGCAATAGAACGATCGAGGGAGATTTGGTAATTATGGCGGACCCGGACACGCTCAGTCACCTTTTGAATATGACCTATCTAAAAGGGGAAACGACCGGAAGCTTGGCGGACGGATATACCCACCCGTTCACGCCCGGAGACGGAAAATCGTATGTTTTGGAAATCCCAAGGGGATCATATGCACAAAGGATTTGGGGAGCGAAAGGCGATAATCTAAAAGTGTCATTTCAGGACAACAAGATGATCGCGACAATTTCAATTAAAGCGCTTGGACAATTTTTCACGGCATCAATCGCGACAGCATTGACCGGAGCGGGAATGACATCGGTTGTGCTCAGCACGGATTATGATTTGAGGCCGACAGACGGCTTGAAAGTCGGAGATACGATAATCGTGGGAGGCGTTGATATAGTTTTGACATCGGTAAACGCGGACGGAAAGACGCTCGGTTTCGGAGCGATAGCGGTCACGGCCGCAATAGGTGATCCGTTATACCTTAAAGCGCAGACGGTTGATTCCACGGCCCTTGCCGCATTATCGGAACCGCTTTATATGGGCAATACGCTTGCCGGAATAGCGGCGACATCGGCATTGGCAGATACGGCTGCCGGCGCAAAAGCGACAGCCACGCCTTGCTATAACCTTTCGGTAAACTTCAAAAATAACCTTTTGGACGCCCCGGCATCGGGATCCACAGGGCCCTCGGTTCTTTTGAACCAGGTAAAAGAAGCGGAATTGGAACTCTCAAGGCTGTTCGAAACACCGCAGCAATATCAGAAGTGGATCGAAAACAAAAAGCAGGCGATCACGACTATAACGACAGGCAGGTTCATAAAAACCGATTTGACAACCTCGGAAAAATTCACGGTCAAACTGCACAAAGCGAAACTGACAACTCACGAGGATCCGCTTGACGTAGGCCAGTATATTTTCGACAAGCAGAAATTCGAAGCGCTTTACGACGTGACGGACTCAAAGTCGGTCGAAATAGAAATCGTTAACAAAACATCGGGTGATGATTTGGGCGACGACGAAAGCTAAAAAAATAAAAACATGAGACTGAACCAACTTATAAAAGCGCAGGAAATTAAAGCCCCGGAGGGAGTCGTCTTTACAATAAAAGGCGACCTCTCCTGGAGCGAGCACGTTGAGATGCAGGAAATCCCGGAGGATTCGGAAAGGGGATTGTATTCGCTCTCCAAAATGATAATAGCCTGGAACATAGAGGGGGAGGACGAAAAAGTATTGCCGATAAATGTTGACAATATAAAGAAACTTCCGGCCGCTATAATAGAACCGGCAATGAATACCATCAGCG